AATACAAACTCATTCTTTGATAATCTTGCAGGCACATCGTCTGCTTTTTCCATTCTACCTATTGGCACAAAACCACCCTCTTCTCTAAGATCCATTTCTTTACCATCCATGTCTAATAATGGCATAGTCTTTTTGGCTACTGGTTCAGGTTTACCACCCTCTGCTAAAAATGCTGTTGCTCTAAGATCACCTGCAACATTACCTTGTGCTCTTGCTAGGATAGATCTTCTAGCTGCCTCTATATCTATACCTTCTTCCTCTGCTAGTTGTTGTGCTTGATCTTCTTGTTTTGCTGTTAGTAATCCTCCTAATGCTGATGCTCCAACTATAGCCGCTGTTACACCACCACCTGGTATTTTAGATAATAAACCCCCAGTTCGTGTCATGCTAGGTGCTACGATATCTCCAAAAAGTTTATTTGTAAAAAGAGCTTTTGTAGCTCCTAAATTACTTAAAACATTACTTGGTGCAAATATTCCAAATCCTGTTCCTGCTCTAGCAGCTCCTGCACCTAAAGCTCCTAATCCAGCTGTCCCTGCATATAACAATGCAGCTTTACCTATGGGTGACTTTGCAATCTTCTTAACTGTTTTTCCAATTTTCTTAACAAGTTTACCTAGACCATACATCTGTCTTGCAGATTCAAAATCATATTCACCACCTACAACATTACCGCCATCAGCGTAACCTGCTGCTGGGATGCCTAAACTTCCTCCGCCACCTGCACGTAACCCTGAGTTTGTGAAATAATCTAGGTCAAATAAATAATCCATTCCTTCTGATTTTATAACTCTGTTAAGATAAGCACGTTCTTGAGGAGTTTTCATTGCTCTGTTTTGCAATGTACCAAATGCACCTTGAACTCTTTCTTCAGGAGATAATTTTTCAGCTGCAGCATTAGCTTGTTCCATTTGTTGTTGAGGAGATAGTGGATTTGGCATGAGAGACATTGTGCCATCAGCTGCTGCTATACCCATTGGTCGTGTATTAGGAAGTAGTCCAGGACGAGCTTGTTGAACTGCTTGTGCTTGTCCTAGTGGAGTAAATCCTGGTATAGAAAAAGCATCACCTTGTCCTGTTGAATCTAAATATTTTTTTAACGAACCTACAAAAGCACTATTCATACCTTGCACTTCATTTCCATTTATTGAAAAGTTAACCATATCCTGCTGCGGTGACATAACAGGTTTAAATCCTGACATATCTAATCCTTTGAATGCACCACCAAACGCTGTATCAAAATTAGGTGGACCTGCTGGAAACATTCCAGGAGGAGTCTGCATAGGGTTAGATGGTAAACTACCAAGACCTCCACCACCTGAACCTAAACTAGATTCAGCTGTCTCTAATCTTTTATTAATACCTTGTAACATCTGTTCTGCAGAAGTTACATCACCACCTAATTGTTCTAATCTTTGTTCGATTCCACCACCTTCTTGAAGACCTATTCTACCGCCATCGGCTCTAAATGCTAAAGCTCTTTTATCTGTGTCATCTTTTTCATTTTCTTCATCTTGTTCTAGTGATGCTAAATATTCTGCTTCACTACTAAAGCCTAGTTGCATCCATGTGGGTATACCAGCCATTGCTTGACTATCACCACCACCGCCACCACCAATTACTGGTTTTGTTCCTAACGCTTGTATAAAACCTCTTCTTTGAAGATCAAAAGGAGTTGGTTTTGAAATTTGAAAAAGATTTGCTATAGCTTTTGTTGTGGGTAAAAAATCTGGAACAAATCTATCACCAACACCCATAGTTGCGTTACGCATTTCTCTTGCAGTGGCTGCAGCTTCTGGTGAAAATTGTGCCATTGGATCTCTACCGCCCGTATCTCTAGTTGGAGCAGAACGTTGTTTACCACTCATACCCATACCTCTGTCTCTATTATCTCTTGACTCTCTTGACTCTCTTGAAGCTTGTCCAGGACCTCTATTTCCAAATCGAAGTCCTATACGTCCTCCATTTTGTAACATCTGTTTTGCTTGTTGTGCTCTAGTTATGGCCATCTTACTATCTTATTTTGTTTTAGGGAATAAATCAAGACTCGGCATGATCACCGTTACATCTCTTCTAATGTCTTCTGGTGGTATACCTTTTGCTTTCCACTCAGAATCATTCTTGTATTTTTCCCCTGTTTTCTTGTTAGTTATCTTTTCTATAATCTTATCCGGTTGTATTTCAATCATTATGTTGTTACCTCTTTCTTAATATTTAAGTAGCTAACCGCTACATCAAACGAATCTGTGTTGCTTGATTGTATGGTTAAAGTATTACCACCCTCAACTACCAATGGTTGAGTAAGTAATTCTGTTGTAACATTTGCTGTTAATGCCGCTGATTTTATAGCTGTAATACTATTGTTTGTAACCGTGACAGTAGGTGTCCCTTCAGATGTAACTAAAATAGATTTAATTACATATGTTTCATTTGTTAAAGGATTATTAGTGCCAAAAGGATTTATAGCACTACCTGATGTGCTATTATCTGTTCCTACAAATTTAAATAAATTAGCCATTAGTTAATAAAGAAGTTAAATGCTTCCACTTCCTCTTTTAGTTCTTCTTGAAACGTTGTATTTAATTTTTCTACAATAGCATCAAGATCTCTAACTTGTGCCTCTGCTGTAAACAAATCATATTCTTTACTAGGTCTAGTTATTACTTGTGCTATCTTTGCCATTATCTACGTCCATCTGGTTGTATATCTAATCTAAAAGTTCCTAGTTTCCAACTCTGACTAGCTGCTGTATTTTCTATTTTTAATGCAATCGCTCTTGCTCGTGCACGTGTATCTACTTTTGTGGTTGAACTAGTCACATCAAAAGGACCAAGAGCTGAACTTGCTTGAGAATCATTTGGAAAATTTCTTAATTCTAAAGTCACTCTAGTTGCTCCTGTTTGTGATATAAAGTCAGGAACAAATCTTCTTATTTTCATAAGAAACTCTCCATCTCCTCTAAGATCTGCTGTGCCTGTTGTGGCACCCCTTGCCGTTCTTTGTGTAATGTCAAAATCTCCAGAGGATATGTTAGCTGTTATAGCAGTTATTGTTCCATTTCTATTTTGATCTGTCCCTGTTTCATGTTCATAGTAACTTGTTCTACCCTCTGTGTTTCCAACAACATCAAAGGATGTATCAGTGGATGCATCGTATTCTAAAGCATGGGGTTTACCAAATACTGCAGAATCTCTCCACATTGTTCTTGCTAAACTACCAACTGTCCACACGGGTCTTCTTGTAGATGAATCAAAATAATTATAAGCCACCATTCTATTTACAACCGAAGAATTAGATTCCGGATAAAACCATATAACTTCACCAAATAAATTATTTAATCCTGCTGATACCATTTGATTACCAGACTCTAAATTTATATTATCATAAACAAAATCTTCTACTAAACATGGTAATGATTCTAATTTACCTGCATATCTAAAGAAACCATTCTCTGACATCCAGTATGCAGCACCATCTACTTCAACACACGCATTTTGTCCAACGAGTCCGCAGTGTGTTCCAACTTGTGAAAATGCGAATACAGCTGGTTGACCAACAAAACGTTGTGTAAATAAGGCAGTGTCAGTCCAAACATAAATTGCATCTCTACCTCTGATTGCTCCTCTGATCTGTGATCCGTCAGCCAGTCTTTGTGTGCCCGCTGTAGTTTCTGCTGATTGCACATAATTATTTATATCTTCTTGATCCGAGAATCTTATAAACATATCATCTTGTGTAGACGTATCACCTATGGTTGTTTCTGTGCCAAAGAATACTAAGTGACGATCCGGTGTAGATACGACCATGTGTCTTGACGCTGTTGGTGCACCTGTAATGATTGCAGCCCTAGTTTCGGTAGCATTTGATAATGCTGAGTTCCATTCAAATACAGCACTATCATGTATTAAACAAATTGCCTTGTCACCAAAATTATCAAGTGACCACATACCTGGTTCTAATACTAAGTCACCAGATGCTGCCTCACCCCATGCAACAAAGTCTGATGAATTTGTAACCGTGGCGCCATCAGAGTGTGCTGATCTGGTAGAGTTTCTAACAGCTCTTGTAATGCCTGTTAAATTATTTCCAGAAACTCCTGTATAAGAAATTTCTTCATTACCTACTTGAATAAAGTTTGTACCTGAACTTGGA